TGGTGCAGGAACTAATTCCGTTGGCACTCTTGACGTTCACGGTGATGTAAGATTCTACCGTGACTTGTTCTCTAACGGTAATGTCACTCTTGGCGACTCTACTAGCGATACTCTGACTGTTCAAGCGAACTCTGAGTTTAATGGCACGGTTGACATTGATGCCAACTTTGCAGTTAGAACTTCTGGTGGAGTAGATAAGTTTACTGTTGCATCTGCAGATGGTGCCACTGAGATTGAAGGTCTTCTGACTATCAACAATGGTTTCTCGGTAACCAACGGCACTACCAACTTCTCAGATATTGTTCGTATTCTGGATAGTGCAGATTCTACTGGAGTTACTAACACTTCTGCTGCTCTGTATGTTGCTGGTGGTCTGTCCCTGGCAAAGAGAGCAAACATTGGTGGTCAACTTTTGGTTGAAGATAGCATCTACATCAACGCTGCTAACGAAGGACTGTTCATCCAGAACGGATCTCAAGTTACCAAGTTCAGTGTTGATTCTGACAACGGCAATACTAATATCGTTGGTACTCTGACCGTTGCCAACGCTGTTGACCTCAACAACACTCTTAACGTTGCTGGTATCACCACTCTTGAGAGCACCGATCAGCAAACTTTGACTGGAACCTATGGTGCAGACGGTGGTTTCCGTTGTGCCCCTGGTGCTGGTTTTGATCGTAACGTCGCTATCGGTGGTGACCTGCGAGTCTATGGTGACATTGAGATTACTGGTGCTACCACTCAGTCTGGTAATACTGGATTCAGCGGTAAAGTTAGCATTACTAATACCCAGGATGTTACCTCGTTTGCTGATAGCAACGTAGCATTTACCGTTGATGGTGGTGTAAGAGTTACCAAGAATCAGTATGTTGGTGGCGACTTTGTTGTCTACGATAACTCTGGTGCAGTCAATAGCTTCTTTGTTGACGTTTCCACTGGTAACGCCGAACTGAGAAATAACATGGTTATCGGTGGAGATCTCACCGTTAACGGAACTACCACCACCGTGAATTCAACGGTGATGACAATTGATGACCCCATCATTACTCTGGGTGGCGACACTGCTCCTGGTTCTGATGATAACAAAGATCGTGGTGTTGAGTTTAGATACTATGACACTCAGGCAAGACTCGGTTTCTATGGTTGGGATAACAACCTAGAAGTCTTCCGTTTCCTTAGAGACGCAACTAATAATTCTGAAGTCTTCAGTGGTACTGATGCTGCTCTGCAGGCAGGTTCACTGCGTCTGACTTCTGCAGGAACTGCTCTTGACGTTGACGCTAATGCCAACATTGATGGCACCCTGACTGTTGACGGTCAGTTTACCAGTAACGTCACTTCTGGTTCTCCTTTGATCATCAACTCTACTTCTAAGGTCAACAACCTTAATGCTGACCTCCTTGATGGTTTGGATACCAGCAGTACCGATACCACTGGCAACAGTGTTGTTACTAGAAACTCTGGTAATTTCTCTGCCAACCAGATTACTGTCAACAATGGTATCGGTGCTAACGCAGGTATTCAAGGTAACGCAACAACTGCTGATGCTCTCCGTACTGCTAGAACAATCACTGTTGATGGTGTTGTTGATGGTTCGGTCTCGTTCAACGGTAGTTCCAATGTAACTATCACGACCGTCTTTAACGACTCTGATATTACTGCTCTTGCTGCACAGACTGGTACTGGTCTGGTTGCTAGAACTGCAACTGGCACCTATGCACAGAGACAAGTTGTAGTTTCTGGTTCTGGTATTGGTGTTTCTAATGCTGATGGCGTTAACGGCAACCCAACTATCTCCATTGCTTCTGCTAGCACAAACGCTGCAAACAACCTTGTCATTCGTGATGGATCTGGCAACTTCTCTGCTGGAACAATCACTGCAACTCTGACTGGTAACGTAACGGGTAACCTGACTGGTAACGCATCTAACGCAACTGCAGTTAGCACTGGCAGCGGTGGCGGTACTACGTTGTATCTGGCACAATTCAATGGAATTGGTGCTACTTCTGGAAGAACCATCTACTCCAACAACAACGTAGTTCTCACCTACAGCAACCCCGACTGGACTCTTACTGTTGATAAGGTCGCTTCTGATCTCACTGGTAATGTAACTGGTAATGTCACTGGTAACCTGACGGGTAATGTAACTGGAGATGTTACTGGCAATCTTCTCGGTAATGTCACTGGTGATGTCACTGGAGATCTTACTGGTAACGTTACGGGTAACCTTACTGGTAATGTGACTGGTAACGCCACTAGCGTTTCGGTAAGTCAGTCTGGTAGCATTGGCGATTACTTCGTCGGTATCGTTGCCAACTCTGTTGGATCTGGTACTTCTGCTCTGAGAGCAGATTCTGGTATGAAGTTCAACACTGGCACCAATGTTCTTACTGTAACTGGTGGTGTTACTGCTGATCTTACTGGTAATGTTACGGGTGACCTCACTGGTAATGTTACTGGTACGGTTTCCACTCTCAACAATCATGACACTGATGATCTTGCTGAAGGTGGCAATCTCTACTACACCGAACAAAGAGTTCAGGACAAACTTGACAATGCGTTTGCACAACTCAGTGCAATGCTGAACAACCTGTCCACCGCAACTACTCTTACCCTGGATCTTAATGGTGACCCGACTCCTGGTGTTGTCGTAACTCTGGGATCTATCACCAATAGTGGTACTGGGGGATATACCAACGGCGTTAACGTTGCCACTACTGGTGGTTCTGGTTCTGGATTGTCAGTTAACACTACCACTACCAATGGTGCAATTACTGCACTTGCTATTAACCAGGCAGGTTCGCAGTATGCAATCAATGACACCATTACCATTGTCAACCCCAATGCAGGTGGCGTTGCATCGTTTAACTTTGCAACCTTGAGTGGTGGTACTGGTTATAGCACTGCCAACGGTGTTGCTACCACTACCGATGGAAGTGGAACTAATCTGACCGTGAATATCACTGCCTCTTCTGGTGTTATTACTAACGTAGTTGTCGCAAATGCTGGTAGTGGTTATGCACCTGGCGATACGATTACGATTGCTGGTGGTGGTCAGTCTGCAACTATTGATGTTGCATCTGTCTTTGAAAATGCAACCTTCACTCTGGCAGACATTACTGCAATGGAAGTCGGGGCAACCTTGACTGGTAGCACCAGTGGATCTACGGGTGTCATTACTGCTCTTACCGAAACTTCGGTCACTATTGATAATGTTGACGGATTCTTCAAAATTGGAGAAGTCGTTGGTGCAAATGATGTTACGACTCTCACAATCACTTCATTCTCCTGATAACAAATGTCAGCAACAAAACCAGCTAGTAAAGCCGAACTAAAGGCATATGCCCTCCGTAGGTTGGGATATCCTGCCATTGACATCAATGTGTGCGACGAGCAACTAGATGATTTGATTGATGAAGCGATTGACTTCTGGCAGGAGTATCATTACGACGGATCTAATACTCAACTAATCAAGATTCAGGTTACCGACGCCATTAAGACTGCTGCCCAGGGTAGCACTCAACTTAACAATGGCGATTGGTATCAAAACAACTTAAGTGTTGATCTTCCTCCCAATGTCATGGGAATAAATCAGGTATACGCTAATCTCTCTAGCAGCAGCGTAGTTCCTGCAAACATGTTCAACATTAAATATCAAATCTTTCTGAACGATATCTACTCGTTTACTAATAGTCAGATCCTGCACTACTTCATGGTTTCGCAGTATCTAGAGACCTTGGATTGGGTAACTAATTCACGCGCTCACAGGAGAGTTAGATACAACAAAGTAGAGAACAAACTTCATCTTGACTTCTCATGGGATGAACTGCAGACTGGCGATTATATTATGGTTGACTGCACCATGAGAACCGATCCCGATGTATTCACCAGTGCATACAATGATAACTGGTTGAAGGATTATGTTGAGGCACTGTTCCAACAACAGTGGGGTCGCAACCTTAGTAAGTATGATGGCATTCAGATGCTTGGCGGTGTAACACTCAATGGTCGTCAGATCCTTGAAGATGCAAGTCAATTCAAAAAAGACTTGGAAGAGGCAATTCGCAAAGAATATGAACTTCCCCCAATGGATCTCGTAGGTTAATATGACATATTCTAATCCAACTCCGTCAGATTGCGTACAGTCAGATTATACTTCTGCCTGTAGAATAAACTTGAATGGGTCTGCTCAAGAGCAGAAGTTCATGGAAAACTTAATTATTGAAAGTATTGAAATCTATGGACAAAATATCTACTACCTCCCTAGAACCTATGTCAATAAAGACACTATCCTCAATGAGGTTGAAAGTTCAGAGTTTAATCAAGCACTTGCGATCCGAGCCTACGTCAATAATGTTGAAGGATGGGAAGGACAAGGCGAGTTACTTAGCAAGTTTGGAATTCGGATTGAAGATAAAACAACGTTTATATTCTCCCGTTCAAAGTTTACAGAAAAAGTGGACGACAATGCGGCGCTCAATGTAGAGGGTCGTCCTAATGAGGGGGACTTAATTTGGTTCCCCATAACTAAACATTTGTTTGAGATTAAATTTGTAGAGGTTGAACGTCCCTTCTATCAACTTGGAAAGGGATATGTTTGGGAATGTCAGTGCGAACTGTTTGAATACAGCGACGAAGAGATTGATACTGGTGTTGCTGAGATTGATGCTATTGAAACTGCGTTTGCTAACGCAATCAAACTCGTCATGGATCCTGGTGGTACAGGGGACTTTACTGTCGGTGAAGAAGTTGTGGGTGATTTATATCTCGCAACTGCTACGGCAACTATTAGTGGTGATGCAGTTGATGCAATTACCGTTATTGATGGAGGAGAATATTACAACTCCAGTTTGCCACCAACTGTAACTATAACAGGTGGAGGTGGTTCTAATGCTACAGCAACTG